GTGGTGGCAACGTACAGAAAGCGAAGCGGCGGATGGCGCGCCGAGGTGGCAAAGAAGGGCGTGCGAGCCTCCGGCACCTTTTCCACCAAGGCCGAGGCGGTGGCCTGGGCGACTCAGCGGGAGGCCGAGATTCTGGCGGGAGTTGGGAGCCCCAAAGGGGCATCGAACTTCACTCTGAAGGAGGCGCTGGAGAAATACAAGGACGAGGTTTCACCCACCAAGGCTGGCAAGCGCTGGGAAGAGATCCGACTCGACAAACTGGTGAATGACTTGGAGTTTGTTGGCGAGCGCATCTGTGACATCGGCGCCGACCAAATCGCGGCCTGGCGCGATCACCGATTGAAGTCGGTGTCCACGTCGTCCGTGCGCCGCGAAATGACGTTGCTGTCGAGCGTGTTCGAGCAGGCGCGACGGGAGTGGAGATGGTGCCCAACAAACCCTGTTCGCGAGGTGCGGCGCCCGAAGAGCCGGCCGCCCCGTGACCGGCGCATTTCGGCGGCCGAGGAAGCCCTGATCCTTGAAGGGCTTGGGTATCAGGAGGGGATGGCGCCGGCCGGCAAGATGCAGGAGCTTGCCTACGCCTTCCTGATCGCTCTGGAGACGGCGATGCGGCAGGGCGAAATCCTTGGCCTGGTTGCTGCCCGGGTCCACTTGAGTGCCCGCTACGTCGAACTGGCCGAGACGAAGAATGGCGATGCTCGGAAGGTGCCGCTTAGTTCCCGCGCGGTGACCTTGCTCCAAGTTCTGATAGAGGCTGCCGGGAAGCGCCAGGAACTGTTCACGCTGTCGTCTGGCTCGGCCGATACCCTCTTTCGGAAGGTGCGGGACAGACAGAAAATCAACGGGCTGAACTTCCACGATACCCGCCACGAAGCGACGACCCGGCTTGCCAGGAAACTCGATGTGCTCGACCTGGCCAGGATGACGGGACACCGTGACCCCCGGTCGCTCATGGTCTACTACAATGCGACTGCTACAGAGGTGGCGAGCCGCTTAGGCTGAGCCTTCAGCCGGTGCGGGTCACTTCTTTTCGTGGCATTATGATGGTGTTTCGGGGCAAGGAAGTCGGTATGCGTACACTCGTTTTTGCGGTGCTGTTGATCACACTGGCCGGCTGCGCTAGCAACGGAACGCCTATTGAACAGGCCGACGTCCGCGAGATCGTTCAAGGTCAAACCACCTACGACCAGATGCTGGAACGGTTCGGGAATCCCCTTTCCCAATCCTTTGACTCCGAAGGAAATCTGCAGGCGATCTGGTTCTACGTCTACGTCGGGCCTTTTGGCACTGGCATGGAGCAGCAGAACCTTACTGTCCTTTTCGACAAGGAAAACAAGGTCAAGCGATACGTGATGACCAACGGCCGGCCCGGCAAGCGCTGAGGAAGTCGTCTGGCGGGGCGGAGATCTGTAACCATAGACCGATCATGGGTTAGCTGAGGGACCTACACTCACGCCCGCGCACCTGCTGGTTTAGAGCGCACATCTGGTGTAAAAGTGTGTTTCAACGGATCGCGCTTCGCGCGGCGCGGTCGTAGTAGTCAACAAGGACGCTTGGCTATAATCCTCCTATGAAAGAGCTGACGCTTTACCTCGATGACCTCACGCCAAACCGCCTCTCGATGAAGCGGCTGACGGACTATTTGCGCGCGCTGGCCACGATGTACGGGGCGGAAAGCGCGGTCCACTTTGAGCGGGTGAAAGAGGGATCTGCTCAGTTAGTCGCCTATGTAGAAGACGATCAATACCCTGTTGTACTCAATCAGGTTAGAGAAGTGTCCGGCGGGCTGGGCCCCAAAAAGGCTCAGGCGGCATTCCAAAAGCTCTCAGAACTGATGTCCGAGGACAGGACGGGAGCTTCGCTGCGTACGTTAGGCGGGGCTCAGATATTTCAGTTTCCTAAACCCCAGGAAACTGAAGATGCTCTTCGCGTGGTTAAACCATCATCTGTCCAAGGCCGCCTCTACAGCGTTGGAGGCAAAGATGAAACGGTACCAGTGCGATTGGAAGGCGCCAATGGCGAGACACTCTACTGCGAAGCCGACATAGAGGTCGCCGAAAACCTCGCCAAAGTGATCTTCAAGACTGTACGCCTGGAGGGTACCGGCGAGTGGGTCAGACTCGACAGCGGGCAGTGGCGACTAGTCAAGCTGAAAGTGAAGACGTTCACACTGCTTGAGGACATCAGTTTCAAAGAAGCGGTTGCAAGGCTTAAAGCTGCTGGAGGGGTGAAATGGAGCGCTTCACCTGACGCGCATTCTGAGATTCTTGGGAGTAGGGGCTAGGTTTGAAGATAGTCATCGACACCAACGTTCTGGTGCAGATCATGCAGGATGATGGCGCAACGGATTTGATGAATCCCGAAACCGGCGAGGTTGTCGACGATGCCTTCAGGCGCGCCGTTGCCTTGGTTGAGCAGATTGAGACAATGAAGGGGACGGTGATCCTACCGGCCCCCGTGGTTTCTGAGTATCTCCTGGGAATTGAGCGCAGCAGTTATCAAACCCATCTCGATATCATCAATAGCGCGAAATCGATTGAGGTGGTTCCGTTTGACCAGGTGGCGGCTGTTGAATGTGCTCTTCTGGTTACCAACCAGGAACTGAAGAACATGGACCCTGACGCCAAGATGGCCAAGCTCAAATATGATCGTCAAATCCTAGCCATCGCCGTCGCGAGTGGTGCCAAGGAAATATGGACTCACGACAAGCAGCTATTCAAAAGAGCAAGGGCAGTGGGCATTACACCGAAATCGCTTTCTGACATCTTACCTCGACCTGTACAGCTACATTTTCACGACAGAGTTTGAACGAAAGCCCCGCTTCGGCGGGGCTTTTCGTTTCTTCTTGCTTAAGCCTAACGCCCTCGTCCTTTCGGCAGCCTACTGCTGTTCTGCCTCGCCCATTTCTTCACGTCTACTGCAAACCACCGCTTGGACGCCTTAACCGTGCCGCATGGCTGCAGCGGGGCAGGGAAGTCCGGTCGAGTGACCACGCGACCTTCAACCGTTGCTGGCGAGAGCTTGAGGTACTCGCCGATTTCTCTCGTGGTCCAGAGTTCGTCCTCCGGAGCCACCTTCGGGCCGCGCAGGTGTGCCAGCAGGTCGCGGATGGCGCCGGCCAGGTCCTGCTCTGGAGCCTGTTTCTCTTCGATCATCACCGGCATACCTCCCAGATGAACAGCGTTTTAAACGGTTGGAGTGCGGCGCCGGCGGCAACAGTGGCCAGGCCAACCAGTGTGACGAGTGCGAGGGCGGTCAGTGCTCTACGCATCGTGTGGCCCTCCCTGGCTCGCCGCTGCCCGGTCAAGGCACTCAATCTCGGCCAGGGCCTCATCGCGCTGAGCAGCGATCTTCGCGCTGAATTCGATGTATGCCTTCCAGCGTTCGATCCAGGCTTTGACGATGCGCTCATGCCGCCACCGCCTGGCGCTGCCGCGCCTTCCATGGGTCGTTGGCTCGCGCGATCGCTGCCATCGGTGGCGGGCTGACGCTGTTACCGCACATATGCACCTGTTCGGTTTTGCTGAACGGCTTGCCGTCAGCGCCGCGGTCGATGATGTAGTCGGCCGGAAATCCCTGGGCTCGGTACAGTTCGGGCGGTTGCAACATCCGCAAGCAGATGTCGACTATCACGTAGGGGGTGCCTTTCACGAACACGGTCACGAGAGCCAGGCGGTCCTTGGTGGTAACGGCCGTTACGGGATGATCCAGTTCTGCCCATTGACCGCCGGTGCTGTGATAGCGCATCAGGAACGCAGCGACGCGCAGAGCGCCAGCCTCGTGTTCGGGTGACAGCTTGTACTCGATGAGGGCGTGATGCTCGGCGCCGGCGGTAAGAGTCGGAATCGGCTCGTCGAGGGGGCGACCTACACAGTTCCGCCGCAACGTGGCAAGGCTGGCCGTTACAAGGCGCTGCTGGCTGCCCGAGTTGGTTACCGTGCTCATCGGATCGTCCATGCTCCGGCCGAAGGTGGTGTTGAAACCGGAGTTGGCCTGTTCGATGAAGGCTGTGCAGACCCCCAAGGCATGTGCGGCGCCTGCTGGACGTTTGAAGTTGCCTCCGCTGGTGATCGTAGGCATTGGCTCGGTGATGTCCGCCCCGTCACTGTTGAACCGGAACTTGACCAGGTGTGCCGATGCAACGGCGGTGTCTGCCTTCGCTGTGATGGTGTACATCGGCTCGTCGCCCGGTCGCGGTTCAGTCTGCCCGGCGCGGCCACCGACGCCCACCATCAACGGGCTCGCTATCATCAGTTCGCCGCGGTTTGCCGCAGTCACAGTGGGCAGCGGCTCAGCGGGATCGTTGACTCGGTCTGCGCCTTGATGCGTTGCCGGGAGAAGCACAGCGCTCGACAGTGCGTGCTTCACGCCGCCTGCGACGACGGTGCCAAGCGGCTGATCGAGGCCTGGCACTCGCGGTTGCTGCCCTTCGCGCTCACCGTAGCCGGTCTGCACCAGTGTTGGGCTGGCCACGGCGAAACTGCCCCCGCGAGGCCAGGAGGTGATGGTACGGAGCGGTTCGTGGGCCGACTGGGCCAGTTCGCCCGACCAGTTCGCGATTGGCACTATGAACGGCCGTGGGTTGTCGAGTACAAACTTCTTCACGCCCTTAGCCACCCGGCGCAGCGTGGCTTCGGCCAGGGCCTTCTTGCGGCCGAAGATACTCTTGCTGGGGTACGACCAATCGATGCAGTCGGCTGCGGTCTTCCACTTCTGCTGCCCCTTTTTCGGGTGCTTGGCGTGGGTCGGCTCAGGCCAGACGATAGGATGGCCATCGGACCGAGCTATCATGAATAAGCGCTCGCGGCTGGTTGGTGCCCCGAAGTCGCATGCCTTGATGACGCGCCATTCCACCTGGTAGCCCATCCCCTCCAGCAGGTGAACGAACCGGCGCCAGGTTTGGCCGCGGCGTTTGGGGTCGGGAATCAGGAACTGTTGCTGGACTGGAACGTGTTCGCCTGGTGCCGCCACACTGCCATCGAGCTTGACCACTCGACCCGTGGACCTGTCCCTTTTCGCGATCAGGGGCCCCCACTGGAGGATCTGCTTCACGTTCTCCAGGCTGATGACCCAAGGTTTTTTCTTTCCGGCCCACTTCAGCCCAACCCACGAGAGGTTTCGAATCTCGCGTTTGCGAGGTTGGCCGCCGGCTGCTTGGCTGTGATGGGTACAGTCGGGGCTCATATGGAACCAGCCGACCGGGCGTCCCTGGCACTCGTCGTCAGGGTCACCGTCGAAGACGTCCGTCATGAAGTGCCGAGCATGGGGGTGATTGGCGGTGTGCATGGCAATTGCGGCAGAACTGTGGTTTTTTGCCGCGTTCACCGGGCGGCCCAGGCCCATTTCCAAGCCCGTACCGGCGCCACCTCCGCCGCAAAAGTAGTCTGCGACGATCGCGTCGTCGGTGTCGTCCAGGGCCAGGCCGTACTGGGTTTTGAAATCAAAAACTTGCTTTTTCAGAGCTGCGCTCATGCCGTCACCCCCTTGCGATGGGTAACCGCGAGAAGTTCAAGCAGGCGCCGGTGGAAGTGGTATCGGGCGTCAGCTGCTGACCAGGGGCTGATGGGCGCTTGATGGGGCTCGATGCCTTCGAGGCAGCCCCACTCATCCTGGTGGAAGGGCATCAGATCGCGTCGTTCAGTGGCGAGCGCAATCAGGTCCGCGCGCTTCACCTCTGCTGGCAGTTGCTCGTCGAGGTCGAAGCGCTCACAGATGGCTGACCAGATGACGGCCTCGATCTGCCGGAACTCTGGTAGCAGATCCTTGAGCGGTCGAACCATGTCGCCGATGTAGGCCTCTGTGGCGTCGTGTAGGAGTGCGGCCAACTGGTGTTCTTCGGGAACCAAGTCGGCAACGAAGTAGCTGTGTTGCGCCACGCTGTAGTGCGGCGCGCAGTGCCCGTTGAAGCGGCATTGCTGGGCGAGAGCGTGGGCAATGTCGGTCGGATGAATGCTTGCCGGGTCAGGCTGGATCAGGTCGAAGCGGCTGCCGGTGTAGGTGATTATCCACGTCATGGGTCACCTCACATGCACATCGGCGCGGTGTCGCCGGTGTAGTCGAGGTCAACCGCCTCCCAGGCGGAGAGTCCGTCTGTCGACTTGGCGGGCAGCAGGTTGGCCAGAGATATTTCGGACTCCTCGGCCTTGACCAAGGCGTAGGTGACGGCCTCGCGGATCGTCCTGGTGCCCCGGAAGGTGTCGCCGACCTCGAAGCTCAAGGTGAAGGTGCCGAAGTCCGTGGAGCCGGTTGCATGCTGCTCGAGGAAGTCAAACAGCTTCGTATCAAGAGGCGGGGGCACTTCAGCGGCGAGTGCGGCCGGGATGCGCCGGAGCAGCGCACGTATTGCTTCCTGCGCGGCGTGGGCCTCTTCCGCCTTGTCGTTAGCGTGCAGGCGGGCGAACACGTCTCCGGCCAATCGAAGGAGCTTCGCGGAGGTGGTGAGGGTGTCTACGTCGTCTGGCTGAAACTGAGCGTACTGGTTACGGGCGTTGTTCCTGTCCAGGACCAGGTCGGCCTGCAGAAGCAGTGCGGCACGATCGTTGATGTGTTTCGCTTGCATCGCGCCCAGGTCGGCCTGGAGTGCTCGAATGTGGACCTGCTGGTCTTCGATGCGGAGTTCACAGGCTCTGGATGCATCGTCGTGGCCGGAGTTGTAGCCGTTGGCATAGGCGGCGCGAGAGGCTCGGAGTGCGAAGAACAGAACCGCGGCGCAGGCGAGAGCCAGTCCGCCGATAATGAACTGATAGGTGATAGGCATGTGCTGTGTCCTGTTGGACGCCGCGCCGCCAGGGATTGTGTGAGAGTCTGGCGGCGCGGCGTGTTGATGGATGGGTTAGATGGTCAGTTCTCCGGCTTTGTTGGTTAGGCGGATGGCGTCGATCAGGCTGTGTTGGGCGTCGGTGAGTTCCTCCAGCAATCCACCGGACTCAACGTCGCGCAGGGTGTCGAGAAAGGGTCTTTTCATGTGCTGTGCCTCATAGTTTGTTTGGGTGAGTTCCCCATAGGGCTCTCGTGGAGAGCCCTATGGGGAAGGCCCGTCGCCAGGCCTTCCGGTTTCACATACGCCGCCATATGTGACTGCTGATCCAGCTCGGCCAGTTGGGCTGACCTGCCCCGGTTGGGATGTCTACATGGCTGCCATTCCTCCCTGTCGTTTCACCCGGTTGCGCCGGGGCGCGTCGATCAGGCTGCCTTGACGCCCTTAGCGTCGAGGAACTCGGCCAGGTCCGTCAGGTACACCAGCGGCTCCTCCAGCCGGGACGTCGTGAGCTTGCGGGTGACCAGTGCCACCTCTCCGCTCTTGATCAGAGCCCGCAGGCGCTTATCGGTCTTCAGGTGCGGGAAGTACGCTGCCCGCACCTGGGCGAGGGTGAGCGTCGCTGTACCCCACTGCTGGTAGAGCTGCTCGAGTGTCGTCATAGAACCTCCTCGCACTCCACCGGTAGGCGGGCCGACACCACGGCGACTAGGCCGTTGACTGTCTTGCCGAGCCCGCTGGCGGCGATGTTGCCCGCCGCGTCGGTGACTATGGCGCCGTAAGGACGCACTTCGTCGTTGGTGAGCGTGACGTGGGGTAGCCAGCCGCGAGGGGTGATGGCCACCAAGGCGGCATAGAGCAGCGCCAGTTGAGCTACTTCCTGGGGCTGGCCGGCCAGGCGGTCGATGCACTCTGTCGCGGCGGCCTGTAGAGCGTCGGCCGGGTAGGCGGTCGGTGCCGCGAAGTGCATGCCGATCAGCTTGAGCGTGCCGACGGCGTCGGCGATGGGGTTCAGTATTGGATTCATGCCACGTCGTCCTTGTGCTGGGTGACGGTGATGGACACGCCGAGACGCTTGGCCAGGTAGGAGATTCCAGCCTCGGTGACCATCACCACGCTGTAGTGGGTGTACTGGCCCAGCCTCGGGTTCCAGCGCGAACGCGGATCCATGAACAGGTGGCCCTGGCCTATGTGCTTGGCCGCAAGGGTGCCGTCCTGGTTCAGGTCCTTGTGCTGCCGCAGGTGGTTGCGCAGGTCCCGTTCACTGACGCCGAGGGCGGCAGCTGCTTGGCGGATATCCCGGTTCATGGCTGGCCCTCTTAGGCTGCGTTCTTTGCGCGGAGATGGAGCAGTGCCATCGCTTCGTCCAGCGTCTGGTAGAGGTCATTCAGACTGCCGTCGTTGCTGATGAACAGGTCGCGTGCCCCCGGAGTGATGCCCGACTCGCTACTGTGTGCGGCGACCTCGGCGGCAACCTGTCGGCGCAGGTGGACGACTACGCCGCCCTTGGCGCGGATCCAGTCCGCCTCGTTGTCGAAGCGCACGTCGCTGATGACGAACCCCTGGGCCTGGGGCATCGCCTCCAGGTGGTTGGATAGGTTCATGTCGGCCAGCATCAGCCAGAGCTGCGGATGCACTAAGTTGCGGCCCCACTCTGTGCCCAGCAGTTGCATCAGTTCGCGAGGCGACTTGCCCAGCCACGGCAGCGGCTGTTCCTTGGCCGGGCCCTCCAGGGCGGACCCGGGCAAGTTCAGCATGTCAAGCAGGGCAAGCTTCAGCGGCGAGGCTAGGGCATAGACCAGCAGGCCGAACTGGGCGGCGAGGTAGTTTGCCGCAGTGTCCTTGCCGGAGCGAGCGCGGCCAGTGAGGCCGATCAGGAAGGGCTTCATACTGCGGCCTCCATGCTGAGGTAGCGCTGGGTGAAGGTCAGGAGCATCGACAGGTTCTGCCGGGACTCGTCCTCCGTGAGGTTCCTGCGACGGCCACGAGTGTCGGCGCCGATGAAGGCGTACTCGTAGGCATGGGCAACGCGGTCGCCCAACGGGGTGGTGTCGTCGGACCGGTAGATTGAAACGGAGACGTCCGCGTCGATGCAGGACAGGTAGAAGGTGGCCTTCCACTTGCCCTGGCTGTCGATCAGCAGGCAGGTAGAAAGGATCTGCAGGAGCAGTTCTTCGATGGCGGGCTTCATGCCGCACCTCCCCACGGACCGAACTCGTCATCCGTGCTGTGGGCAGCAGGCCGCGGCTGGGTGAGGCAGGCGCGGTGGGAGGTGCTAATGATCACCAGCAGGCCGGTTCGGGCTTGGATCTCCTGAACGACTCTGGGGCTGGTGGCCGCAGCCGGGTGAAGTAGCACCTGGCAGCGGACTTTGGGCGTGTGCTGTGCCGAATTCATGACTCGTACTCCAGGGGTGAGAGTTGGATACGAGACAAAAATTAGTGGCACTAATCCGCTATGTCAACAGTGTTGCTAATATTTTGATTGTGGGCGCTGGCGCTATAGAAGGACTGCGTACCAGAACACCTTGCCTATGATCCGAATGTGTTCGCGGACATAGCTGGCTTCGTATCGCTCGTCCGGATACTCCTCGTCGTTGTAGCTCCGAATGCGGAGTCCGCCGCCAGGTAGTGAGTACAGCAGCTTTACGCGCAACTGGCCGGCATGGTCGATGGCGTACATCTTGCCATCCTGAATCGCGGTAGCGCCGGTATCGACCGCCACGGTGCATCCGTCGGGGAGCACTGGCTCCATGCTGTTGCCGGCGACGGTGACGCATGCAGCCTGACAGGGTTGGATTTGTTTTGACTGCAAGGTTCTCTTGCCAAACCTGAGCTTCCGACCGTGGTTTTCTATTCGCACCGTTGAGCCAAGCCCGGCAGCCAGCTCGACTTCTTTGAAGAAAGGAATCTCGACTTCGTCGGGGCCAAGCGGTGTCCCATCGTCCCAAGCTTCTACAGGCCCCATTGCGGGATGTCTGACCGCTGATGCATCCGGGAGGCTTTCAGCCTGGGCGGTGTGCCACTCATCAGTTGGGACAATTTTGTCCAGGGAAGATCCTGGCTCGACTAGGCGAGGGCTCACGTCCGAAGGTCGGAACTTTAGCAGTGAAGCAAAGCCCATCAGAGCTGTGAGGTTTAGGGGTATGCGGCCATTCAGGTACTGGCTGACAGCGCTCTGGCCTGACCAGTTGAAGTGATCCGCAATTTTGTCTTGGGTGAGGGAAGGGTCGACCTTCTTTCTGGCCTTGTAGGCTGCTTTCAGCCGGGCGGCTTCCTCAGCGATGTAGCTCGGTTTAGTGCTCATCGTTCGACTGTATAAGTGAGGCTTATTTTTTACAAATAGTGGCACTGATTTTCTGATTGCCTAAAAATAGAAGTGTTGCTAATGTTTGTCCGGGCTTAACCGAGAGGTAGCTTTCATGGCAGTGGACTTAGGGATCCCTCTGGCTGAATTCGTGAAGGGACGCAATCAGCCGGAAGTGGCTGAAATCATAGGAGTTACTCAGAGCGCTGTATCACAAATGCTGCGCTCTTGCCGCGAAATCCGCGTGCGAAAGCGCGTGGACGGTGGTTTTGAGGCTTTTGAGATTCGAGTGCTCGGGACGAAAAGGGTGCCTCGAGCGGCTTGAAAGATGCCGGCGCGGGACTCTCACCTCCCGCGCCGGCGGGTGCCATTCAAGGGCTCTCACCCCCTTGGACGGCTTACGACGACACAGCACATGCATCGGTCGTGGTCATAGAGTAGGGCCTGCCTTGCTCGATGGCTACACCGTAAAAGGAGCATTTACGGTTATGAGCCGGAAAGACCTTTTGCCGAACGCCGGTCCGGTGTTCAGCCTCCGCGAGGCACTCTATCGCGCAGGGCGCGATTATCAGGGCGGGCTCACCAAGCTGGCCCTCGAAATGATGGTCCCCTACGAGGACCTGCAGAAGAAACTCAAGCTGGATGAGGAGCGGCGTTGGCTGAACCCGGATGAGCTTGAGGACATTATTCGCCTGACCTCTGATCCTCGCCTGCTCGCCGCCCTTGTGCGTCCTGCCGGAGCGGTCTGGTATCGGCCCGAAGCGGTCAACGCCACGGCCTCCGCTCTTAAGGCAGTAGGGGACCTGCTCCAACGCGAGGGCGAGTTCGTTGCCAGCTTGCATAAAGGTGCGGACGACAATCGTTGGGAGCCTGATGAGGTTGCCGACTTGGAGTATCACGGTGCGAACGTGATTCGCGCTGTCCTGGGCATTATGGCGGGCGCTCGCCAAGCAATGGAGAAAGATCAGGAGGAAGGCGTTCATGGCTGACGACGTCGACCGCGCTTCCCTGCTAGAGGAGTTACACCTGCAGGCAGCACTCTCCGCCCGCCGCCGGCCAGCGCCGGCCTACAGCATCAGCGAAACCGTCTGTGAGGATTGCGGCGAGGAGATCCCAGCCGCTCGCCGGCTGGCGGTACCCGGATGTGATTGTTGTGTCGAGTGTCAGACGCGCCGAGAGCGTCGCAATGCGTGAGGTGCCGCAACACATCGCCAGTGCATTGCTCTGGGCACATCCATTCAGTCAGTACCCACTTCTTATCAAGGGAAAGCCCCATGCAAACAATCATCATTGCGGCACCTGCGCGTGCCGGAAAAACTCGCAATGCCACAGCCCTGGCCAAGGCATTCGGTTGCCAGCAGATCGTCGACGACTGGGACGGCTATTCGGCAATCCCAAGCGGGGCCCTGGTCCTCACGAACGTCGAGCATCCCAAGATTCCACGCGGCGCGCGCTTGGTCAGTTGGGCACAAGCGATGCATGCGCTGGCCTGACCGGGCGTGCGGCTGTAGGTAAAGGAGGTAGCCTGTGAACGAGCAGACTTCCCCACGCCCTATCTCCGCCTGGGCGCGCCGCTACATTGAGCAATTCGGGTTGGCACTGGTCCCCATTGACCCGGGCGAGAAAGCGCCAAAGGGAGAACGCTGGAATCAGCCCGGCGGGTACTTTACCGACCCAGCCCAGGCTGAGGCGTTCTGGACGAAGCACCCGAAGCACAACATGGGCGTAGTGCTCGGGCCCAGTCGGGTATGTTCGCTGGACGTGGACGATGTACCGGCGACGCGACAGGTGCTCTTTGACCTGCTCGGTCTGGACCTGGACGCCTTGCCTCTGGTGTACCCCACCGCAGTCGGTAACCCCGAACGTTTCCGGATCCTGTTCAAGATGCCAGACGGCATCGACTTGAGTCGACATTCTCTCAACTGGCCGAACGAAGCCGACCCGGACGGCTCGAAGTTCAAGTTGGCCCAGGCAGCGCTTCGAGCGGCGAAAGAAAAGGGTGACCAGGCGCAGATTGCTGCGATGAAAGCCAAGGCGGATAGCCTCCGGCGCTTCACCGTGTTTGAACTTCGCGGTGGGTTGGTCCAAGACGTGTTGCCTCCCTCCATCCACCCTGGTACCGGCGAGCCCTACACCTGGCGAAACCCGCCATCAAGCGAGGGCTTGCCGCTCCTGCCTGACATTCTGTTCAGTGTCTGGAACAACTGGGATGCGTTCAAGCGTGACGCCGAGGCGGCCTGCCCCTGGGCGCCTGCTCCGCAGAAACCGAAGAAGGTCGCCAAACCGAAGCGCCCGGCGGCGACTGGTAGTGCCGGTTCGGTTATCGATGCCTTCAACCGCGCACACGATATCGAGGCGCTGCTTGAAGCGCACGGCTACCTCAAGCGGGGGAAGAAGTGGCTGTGCCCTCAGAGTAGTACCGGGTTGCCGGGGGTGACGGTCAGCGAGGGAAGGGTATATTCACACCATGGCTCAGATCCTCTAGCCAACGGCCATCAGAACGATGCGTTCGACGTGTACTGCCTGCTTGAGCACAACGGCAACCAGTCCAACGCTGTGCGAGCAGCTGCGCGGCTGTTGGGCATCGAGCACCAGGTCAGGCCGCCCGAGCCGCCGCCAGAGCCTGGTGCATCCGATCTTCCCCTCAGTGCGGCCGGCGGAGAGCTTCCCCACGCCCCATCTGATACAGGCGACGGTCTTGACGGCGACTCCGCGGATGACGGGGGGGCGGGGGAGGGCCTCACTCTGGCGAAGGCGCTGCGGCGATATGCATTGATCGAAGGGACCACCAACGTGTGGGACATCGACAAGTCGCGCAAGATGAAACGGGCCGCATTCGAAGCGCTGATCGGCAAGGATCTCTTCAAGGAGTGGACTGCAGTCGTTGATCCGAAGAAGAAGAAACGGATCAGCGAGGAACAGGTGCGCGACTGGGAGCGCGCCAGGGCGATGGCCGGCAAAGCCATAGGGCCAGTGAGCATGCCGCCTCTGACCCGATACGTGTACATCGACGGTACTAAGGATGTATGGGACTACGCGAAGAAACGGCGTGTGCCGGAAGGCGCGGTAAAAATGGCCCTAGGAGACGCCTACAGCCTATGGCTCAACAGCCCGGAGCGGCGGGTAGTGGACGTGAACAACATCGTTTTCGACCCAACGATGTCATCTGACCCGAAGGAGACCATCAACACCTTCGAGGGGTTGCCTCTGGAGCCCAAGCGCGATGACGCAGCATGCGAGAACCTGCGGTGGCTCATTGAATTCTTGTGCAACGCAGACACGGATGCGATGGAGTGGCTGGTTCGTTGGTTGGCATATCCGCTGCAGCATACGGGGGCCAAGATGGACACCGCGGTGCTCATGCACTCCACCATGGAAGGGTCAGGCAAGAGCCTGTTGTTCTCCGTTGTGATGGGGCGCCTTTATGGCCAGTATTCGGCCACGGTGGGGCAGACCCAACTAGAGGGGAACTTCAATGCCTGGCAGAGCGGAAAGTTGTGGGCTGTTTTTGAGGAGGTTGTCAGCCGAGATCAGCGCTACAACCAGGTCGGGAAGATCAAGCAACTGATCACCGGGCAGACGGTGCGTATCGAGAGCAAGTTCGTGAACGGCTGGGAGGAAGCCAGCCACATGAACGCCGTGTTCCTTTCCAACGAAATCATGCCCTGGCCGATCAGCCCCGACGACCGTCGCTTTCTGGTGATGTGGCCAGAGGAAAAGCTTTCGCCCGACCGGCAGAAGGCGATCGCTCACGAACTGGCGAATGGTGGGGTGGAAGCGCTATATGGATGGCTGCTCGCGCAAGATCTAGGAGACTTCGACCAACATACCAAGCCGCCCAGTACACCGGCGAGGGACCGTCTGGTGGCGTTGAGCAGGGCAACATGGCAGACTTTCCTGCACCTCTGGCGGATAGGCGAGCTGGGGGAGGGGCTATGGGGAGCTTGCCTTTCCTCTGACCTGTATGCCTTGTTCCTGGAGTGGTGCCACCGGAACAAAGAGCACTCGATGAGCCAGACGAAGTTCAGTCTGTTTATCAGCACCGCCGGCATCGACAAGACGCGAGCGATTCCTTGGACGGATCGCAATACGCGACGTTTCGCTGCGTTCTTCTTCCCGAAGGATGAGCAGTGTTTCATGCCGGCCAGGCCGACCTCGGCCGAACTGGGTGCGCATGTCGTCGTATGGCGGCAGCGAGCAATGCGAGCTGGCTGGAACGTGGAAAATTGGGACCACGTGAAGGGGGCGGCCGCATGAATCCGCTCAGTGTGTCGAGTGTGTTGACCGTGTGTTGGGCGATTTTTCAAACCCAACACACCTCCAGGCCACGTCTCACGCGGGGTTTAGACATGTGTGTTGGGTGTGTTGGGTTTACGCGCCCGGGCGCGCGTGCGCGCAAAAAATATTCTTCACATTGCTCTCTGGCTACTCAAGAAAAATTCTCCACGCGATCCCTCCAAAAACCCAACACACCCAACACACCCAACACAGTCTCACGAAAACCTTTGATTTCATTGGTTTTTGTCTGTGTTGGGTATGTGTTGGGTTGCATAGATTTGTGTTGGGTCATGGTTTCAGCGGGGGGGCGGGTCAGATGATTGAGGTAGTGGAGGTGTTGCTGCGGCATTGGGCAGTCCAGTGCGGCCAGATGCTCGGTGGGGAAGGCGCTGGTGCCAGTCCTCTAGCCGGACTGATCGATTGGAAGGGAGCGCCGCCGCGTGGCGAGCCAGGATCTCGGTTGTTGCTCGGCGGTACCTCCGTTGATCATCGTGCACGCGAGGTTCAGGCATGCATAGATGCGATCGAACGGCGCGGGGAGGAAGGCGCATGTCTCGCGCGCTTGGCGCGCTTGCGCTATCTGAGTTGTCCTCCGCGCACCGTCAAACAGCAGATCGCGGCACTTGAGGTCGGGGAAATCACCGACCGTACTTATCGCAATTGGGTACAGCGCCTCCATGAGCTGGTGCTATGCGAACTGACCCGACGGCATGCCGGCACGCTGGAGGCGATCAAGGCGCTCCGGAAGGTGGAGCGGCGGCGCACTGCTGCGCGGCGTGGCAAGGCCGTACGCGGGGTAAATGGTGAATACCGTTCGTCGGCAATTGCTCCCCCGTCAGCCCCCGCGAGCCCCCGTCAGCCCGTGTCGGGATAACCGATAATTCCCCCCTTTCGGTTTTTCCGTTCGGGGAGTACAAAGCCGCCATGGTGTTCGAGATCCGCCAAGGCGGGCCGGCATCGATTGATGCACGTGCTGTGCAAACCGCCCCGGAGCTACCCCGCCCGGGTCACCCTGAAAGCCCCTCGCTCGAGGGGCTTTCTCTTTTCTGCCGCCGGCTGAGGAGTTCTAGCGATGGGAGAACCAGCGAGCACGACTGCTTCCGCTGTTGTGGCCGGTGCCGCTGGTATCGGTCTGGCCGGGTATCTGGCCGGCATCGATGGGGCCGCTGCTGTGGGCGCGCTGTTCGGCGCTCTGCTGTATTCGACGACGAACAAGGAATATCCGACCTGGCAGCGGGTGCTGTTTCTGCTGATCTCGTTCGTCATGGGCTATATGACCGCGCCGGCAATCAAGGACGTTGATGTATACGGATACCGGCCGTTCCACTATTCGGGTCTGGCTGCCTTTGTCGCGGCGCTGCTGGTGGTGACTGTTTCTCTGTGGTTGCTCCGGCGAGGTAAGGCAGGACCTGGCGCAATAGGAGGCCAAGATGGGTAACCATCTGGTGCAATTGCTGCTGACGCAAGCGACGTTCTGGCTGTGCGTCGGTATGTTCCTCCGGCTCTTCACCTACCAGCGGGGGGAAGCACGCTATCGGTTCGGTATCTCGTGCCTCGCCTGGCTGGTTATGGGGAGCGCTGGTTCTGCAGCGCTCTACATCCTGAAAGGCTGGCTGGTTGTACCGCCGCATGCCTGGCCTCTGGTCGTCTTGCTCGGCGTGTTCGCGTGGGCGTTGTTTCGGACTCGGGGCAACCTTGCCCGGGTCTGGCGGATTCAGTAGCGATGCGCGGCAGTATCTCGGCCAGGGACTTGGACGACGCCGTTCGGTCCTTGCAGCAGCTCGGTGGCGACTTGCCTGCTGCTGTGTTGGCCGACGCCTTGAACCACACGGCGAACCAGGCGAATCAGGCGCTGGTCGGGGAGATCGACCAGGTCTTCGACCGGCCGACACCGTTCACCCGCAACGCCGTCCGCATCCTGCATGCCACTTCGCGCCGCCTTGAGGCGGCCTTGTGGGTGAAGGACGAAAAGGACCATGCCTCGAAGGGGCAGGCGCCGGAGGACTGGGTGGCTCCCCAAGTCTTCGGGGGGCCGAGGGTGGACAAGGCGTCGGAGCGGAACCTCCGAGCCCGAGGCATCCTGCCGGCGGGCATGTTCGTCGTTCCAGCGGAGGGTGCCCGGCTGGACCAGTACGGCAACATGAGCCGCGGCCAGATGATCCAGATCCTCTCCGGCCTGGGCGCCCTGGAGTACCGAGCGGGGTTCAAAGGAAACGCTACTCAGTCGGCGCGCTCCCTGGCGAAGGGACACCAACTGGCGTACTTCGTGATGCGCCGTGGCCGCCGGCCGATTGGCATCGCCGAGCGCCGTGGACGGACGTTGACCATGGTCCTCGCCTTCGTCCGCCAGCCTCAGTACCGCGAGCGCTTCCAGTTTCACGAAGTCGTTCGGCGTGTTGCCGAGGACGACGCGCGCATCGAGGCGAACATCGAGCGGGCCCTGGCGAAAGCGTTGCGCTGAACCGTTGGCGGGTGGCCTGGCCGGGTGGAGCGGGGTTAGTTCAACCCGAGCCGGCAGTGGCCACCCGAGGGCGGGGTGTCGCGAAAAGCGGGGCAGTGACGTGCTACTCGAAAAGCACCGGGGGCCCCTGAAGCGCCGCCCCCGACAAGGGTGATTCGAACCTCGTTCTCGCGCTAGTGGCTGGGCCGGGAAGTTAGTTAACAGGGTTAACCGGGTTAACCCCCTCGGTTCACCGTGGTTAACAGGTATCTCACATGGAACTACTAACCCAGTCGGAGTTTGCGGCGCGTCGTGGTTGGTCCCGCGCCTACGTCTCCAAGCTCAAGTCGCAGGGCCGCCTGGTCCTGGGCGAGGGTGGAAAGATCGATGTAGAGGCCACCGAGCAACTGCTGGCCGAGTCCAGCGACCCGAGCAAGGCCGGAGTGGCCGAGCGGCACCAGCGCGACCGCGCCGACAAAGGCGTGCACGCACACGTTACCCCTACTGCTCCGGCCTCCCTCCCTACGCCGTCTGGTGGTGGCAGCCTGAATTTCCAGAAGGCTCGCGCCCACCGCGAGCACTACCTGGCACTGCTGGCCGAAGACGAGTTCCGTAAGAGCCGAGGCGAGCTGGTGGAGCGCGAAGTGGTGGACTGCGCCGCGTTCGACGTGGCGCGCAGTCTGCGCGACCTGCTGATGGGGCTGCCCACGAAGGTCGCGGGTGAGCTGGTGGCTATCAGTGATCCTTGGGAGATGGAACAGCGCCTGACGTCGCTGATCCGCGTTGCTCTGGAGGAGGCTGCCAGTCAGATCCAACCACCCGAAGACAGCAAGGCCGAGGAGGCTGCATAACCATGCAACACCACTATGCCGACGGTGCCGCCGTGTACCGGGCGGCATATGTCAGGGGCCTGACCCCCGACCCCGAACTGTGGGTCGATCAATGGGCTGACGAGTACCAGCGCATCCCGCGCGAGGCCGGTGCAGCAGAGCCCGGCAAGTACCACACCGAGCGCACGCCCTACGCTCGGGAGCCGATGCAATGCCTATCCCCAGCGCATCCAGCCAAGCGCGTCGTCACCATGGTGGCGTCGCAGCTGATGAAAACCCAGATTGGGTTGAATTGGATCGGCGCCTGCATCCACCAGGCGCCGGCCAACATCCTGGCGCTGTTGCCCAGCCTGGCCTTGGCCAAGCGGGTTTCCTCGCGGATCGGCAAGAACATCGATGCTGTTCCCGAACTGAGGGAGCGGGTCGCAAAGGCCCGTTCCCGAGATGCCCGCAACACCATCGACACCAAGGAGTTCGAGGGTGGGACGCTGTACTGCACCACGGCCGGCTCCGCCTCCAACCTCGCCGAGCTGGCGGCGCGCTACATCTACGGCGACGAGATCGATCGTTGGGAAATCGACATTAACGGCGAGGGTGACCCCGTCGAACTGGCCGAAGCACGCGGCTCAACCTTCGGGCGCCGGGCCAAGTTCTATTACTCCAGCTCGCCCACGATCAAGGGCGTGTCGAAGATTGCGGACCTGTTCGAGCAGAGCGACCAGCGCCACTACTACGTGCCCTGTCCGCACTGCCGGCATATGCAGGTGCTGGAGTGGGAGAACCTGAAGTACAGCGATGACTTCTCCCGCGTCGACTACCTCTGCGCCAATGAGGAATGCCACGCGCAGATTGAGGAGTCGAGCAAGAGCTGGATACTGGCCAATGGCGAGTGGCGCTCCCACGCCACAGGGGATGGGGAGACGGTTGGTTTCTATCTCAATGCGCTCTATGCACCCCTCGGCTGGGTCAGTTGGGCCGGCCTGGCCAAGCAGTACGTCAAGGCTAGGCGTGCCGAGGAGCGCGGGGACCTGGAGCCCATGCAGGTGTTCTACAACACCCGCCTGGCACGGGTTTGGGATTCCTCCCAGGAAATGACCAACGCCAGCGAGCTTAGGGCGCGGGCTGAAGACTACCCCCTCGGCCAGGTACCTAACGGCGCTGTCATCCTCACCGCCGCGGTGGATACCCAGGGCGACCGCCTTGAGTTGCTGGTGATCGGCTGGGGCGAGGGCATGGAGCGCTGGGTGGTGGATCACCAGGTGCTGATGGGCAACCCCTCCGACCTGCGGACCTGGGACCTGCTGGACGAGCAACTGAAACGCCGCTACCGGCACGCCTCGGGCGTCGAGCTGGCAATCGTAGCCACCGCGATCGACTCCGGTGGCCACCATTCGGACGAGGTCTACCAGTTCGCCCGCCTGCGGCGCTGGCGTAACGTCCTGGCCATCAGAGGCCACAGCAAGCCCGGTCGGCCGGTGATCGCACAGCGGCCATCGAAGGTCGACGTCACCTGGCAGGGCAAGACGGAAAAGGGCGGCGTCGAGCTGTGGATGATCGGCACCGACACCGCGAAGGACTGGATCTATAACCGCTATCCCCTGAGCGAGGGGCCCGGCGCGCTGCACTTTTCCAAGGACCTGGCGGATGACTTCTACGACCAGATCGTGGCCGAGCGGAAAATCACCCGATTCGTGAAGGGGCACAAGCGCACCGAGTACGTGAAAGCGAAGTCGGCCCGCAACGAAGGACTCGACCTGCTCACCTACAACCTGGCCATGGCCCACTACTTGGGCATGAACCGCTACAGCGTCAACGATTGGGCCCGGCTCCGGCAGGCGGTGTCCCAGACCAGCCTGTTCGCCGACCCAGTCGCCACGGTACCCAGCGCGGCCGACGAAGCGGACGAGCATGAGTCGCAGGGCGAGGCGCCAAGCGCCCCAGTGCGGCCGGCACCTCCCGCGCGGAGCGCGAACCCACCATCCCAACCAACTGGCCGGCGTACCTCGCGCAGCGGGTATCTGAGCCGCCGATAGACGAGGTCAGCATGAGCACCGCTCAGCAGCGCCTGGACGAGGTCCGGGTGGCGATTCAGGACATCCTGAAAAAAGGGCAGTCGGTGCGCAAGGGAGACCGCCAGGTCGACCGCGCGCAACTGGCGAGCCTTCGTATTCTCGAACAGCAGTATGCCGCTGCCGCGGCCCAGGAAGCCGCGGCGAACAACCGGCGTTCGCGCCAGGTTCGCCTCTACAGCGCAGGCAAGGGGGTCTGATGGCTACCCGATACCGAATCACGTCGAAGCGCATTCGCAACAGCTACGAGGGCGCTGGCACCGGACGCCGCGCCGCTGGATGGGACGCGCCCGAGGCGGCGCTGAATGCGGTAGCCATTCCGGCATTGCCGACCCTGCGCAAGCGCTCGCGAGCGGCGGTGAGGAATGACCCCTACGCCGCGAGCGCGATCAGCAAGCGCGTCAGCAACCTGATCGGCACCGGCATTACGCCGCGCGCACGTCTGGACGACGCGGCGTTGCGCGAGGCGTTGAACCTGCTGTGGGAGGACTGGGTAGACGAGTCGGACGCGGATGACCGTACCGATTTCTACGGCCTGCAGATGATCATCGCGCGGATGGTCGAGGAAGCGGGCGAGTGCTTCGTGAGGCGCCGCAACCGACGGCCGGAGGACGGCCTGGCGGTACCTCTGCAACTGCAGGTGCTCCCGCCTGACTTCGTCCCGGTGGATCGCAATTTCAAGACCCGCAGTGGCAACGTGGTGCGCGCGGGAATCGAGTTCGACGCCATCGGCCGCCGGGTTGCCTACTGGATGTGGCAGAGCCATCCCGGCGATCCGGCGGCGCCCCGGCGCGGCTACAACCAGCTCAACCGCATCCCGGCGGACCAGGTGCTGCACATCTTCGAACCGCTGGAGGGTGGCCAACTGCGCGGTGTGCCGCGCTTGTCGCCGGTTCTCCTGCGGCTGAAGTCGCTGGACAACTACGACGACGCGGTGCTGTTCAGGCAGGAAGTTTCCAACCTGTTCGCCGGGTTCATCACCAGGCCTCGACAGGACGGGGCGCCGATCTTCGATCCGTCGACCGGGCTGGCACCTGCGCAGGATCGCGACGGGATACCGATGGTCGGCCTGGAGCCGGGGACCATGCAGGAACTGCTGGAAGGGGAGGAGGTGGTTTTCTCCGACCCGCCGGACGCCGGTAACACCTACGTCGACTTCATGCGACAGCAACTGATGGCAGCGGCGGTCGGTGTCGACCTGCCGTATGAGCTGCTCACCGGCGACATGGGCGATATCAGCGACCGCACCTTGCGGGTGCTGCTCAACGAGTTTCGGCGCCGGATCGAACAGGTTCAATTCAGCGTGTACGTCTACCAGCTCTGCCGCCCGGTGCGCGCGTGGTGGCTGGATACCGCGTACCTCAGCGGAGCAGTCGACCTGCCGGACTATCCGGCGCGGCGACGTGAGTTCCTGCGCACGCGTTGGATCCCGCAGGGCTGGGCCTACATCCATCCGGTGCAGGACGTCCAGGGCAAGCTGCTGGAGATCGGCGGAGGCCTCGCCAGCCGGAGCGAGCATGCGCTACGCACCGGATACGACGCCGAGGTGATCGACCGGGAGAACGCCCAGGACAACGCCCGGGCCGAGAGCCTGAACCTGCACTACACCACCGACACCGGGCAACCGGTGAGAGACCAAGGGGACACCCATGAAGAAACGCAATGAACAGCCCCTGGCGCTGGCCGCCCTGTGGGCGCTGCTGGGCGTTGGCACGCTCGCCGATCCGCGCATCCAGAACAAGGCGCAGGGCGCGCCGGATCTGCAGGCCGAGCACTGGTACAGCGTCAAGGCGTTGAGCGCTGAGGGTACCGGCTCGGCCGCCTCCATCGAGATCTACATCTACGGCGAAATCGGCTTTTGGGGCATCACCTCCGCGGATTTCATCCGCGACCTGAAAGCAGTCGACGACGGCACCTCTCCGGTACTGGTCCACTTCGACACCATCGGCGGTGACCTCTTCGACGGCATCGCCATCCACAACGCGCTCCGGGCCCTGGGCGAGCGCTGCACCGCCCGGATCGACGGGGCCTGCTTCAGCGCGGGCAGTGTCGCGGCCTGCGGTGCACACCGGGTCGAAATGGCTGACAACGCGCTGTTCATGATCCACAACCCCTGGACCCTCGCGGCAGGCGACAGCGAAGACCTGCGCAAGGTCGCCGACATGATGGACCAGGCGTTCGAGGGCATCGTGGCGAGCTACCAGCATCGGCCGCTGAATGTCGATGACGCCGAGCTGCGCCGGATGATCGACGACGAAACCTGGCTCACCGCACCCGAGGCGAAGGACAAGGGGTTCGTGGACGAGGTGCTCGGCGCGGCCGAGCCGGTCGGCATGAATGCGCGCCTGGGCAAGGTGCTGAATCGCTATCGCAACACGCCCGACGCGGCGCGCCGGCTGCTGGCCAGCCGGGAGCCGGTGGGCGACCCCGCACTGACGTCGGCCGAACTGGCTGCGGAGCTGACGGCGGACTGCGCCCAGGCCGGTCTGGCCGACTGCGCGGCGTACCTGATCAAGGCCTCGGGCCTGAAAGATCGCGAGACGGTGCGCGCGGCCGTGGACCGGGCGAAGGCCGTCCGGTCGGTATGCCTCGTCGCGAAAATGCCCGATGAGGCCAAGGCGCTCATCGAGGAGGGCCTGGATGCCGACGGCGCCCGCCTGCGGCTGTACGACAAGATCGTAGCGCGCAGCAACCAGGTGGAGATCGACAACCGCGTGCCGACGGACGATCTGCCGCAGAACAAGGCTTACCACCCCCCGGCGCCAAGCGACGTGTACGCGAAGCGCCGGCTCAATGCCTCGAAAGGAGGAAAGCAAGCATGACCATCAAGACCGAAGGCGTTCACGCCGGAGAGTTCCTCCTGTCGGAGGCCAACGGCTCGCGCAGCCGCGAAAACATCGTCATCACCGCCGGCTCCGGCCGGCTGGTGGCGGGTACCTTGATCGCCCCCATCACCGCCGCCAATGCGCTGACCGCAACCGCGGCGGCAGGGAACACCGGCGACGGCACTGTCGGTGCCACCGTGGTGACCAGCGCCGCCATCAGCGGCACCTACGTGCTGGAAATCACCGAGGCCGGAGCCAATGGCGGCAAGTTCGAGGTGGTCGACCCGCAGGGACGCCAGGTGGGCACTGGTCAAGTCGGCCAGGCGTTCACCGGCGGCGGAATCGGCTTCACCCTTTCCGACGGGGCCGCCGACTTCGTGGCGGGCGATCGCTTCAACCTGCAGGTGCTGGCAGGGCTCGGCGAGTGGACGCCCTACGACGACGACGGTGCCGATGACGGCCGTCGCGCGGCTGGCGGCATTCTGTTCGGTCCAGTGGATGCCACGGATACCGACGTCAAGGCGGTCGCCGTGGTCCGTGATGCCGAGGTGATCGCCAGCCTGCTGACCGGATTGGATGCCGCCGGTGCGGCCGATCTCAAAGCCCTGGGGGTCGTTCTTCGCACCTGATCCTCGCCGTCCCTCAATCACCTCAAGCCCCGCCTGCGCGGGGTTTTTCATTTCTGGAGTATCCACATGGCTGAAATCAGCATTTTCGAAGATGAGGCGTTCTCGGTGGAGGCGCTGCTGGCGGTGATCAACACCGATCACCCGGTGCCGGGGCAACTCGCCGCGCTGGGCCTGTTCGAGGAACAGGGCGTGTCCTCGCTGGTGGTGCAGATCGAAAAGGACGGCACCACGCTGCAACTGGTGGAGGCGAAAGCCCGCGGCGGTGTAGGCCAGGTCGTGACCGGTGACAAGCGTCAACTGCTCCCCTTCAACACCGTTCACCTGCCGCAGACGTTCAAGATCCTCGCCGATGAAATCCAGGGCATCCGTGCGGTGGGTAGCCGGACCGAGCTGCAGTCCGCCGAGGCGGTCGTGGCCAAGCGACTGGAAAAAGCGCGCCGCCAGTTGGACCTGACCCACGAGTATCAGCGCATCGGCGCCATCAAGGGCAAGGTTCTCGATGCCGACGGTTCGACGGTGCTGCTGGATATCTACCAGGCCTTCGGGCTGAGGAAGCCCAAGCCGCGATCGCTCGAACTGGGTAACCCCGAGGGTGACCTGAGCGGCATTCTGGCCGACCTGCTGGACGAGCAGGACGACGCACTGGGCAACGTCACCAGCAGCGGTTCGCGAGCGTTCTGCGGCAAGAACTTCTGGGCCAAGCTCATCGACCACCCCAAAGTGCGCGGCACTTACCTGAACACCCTGCAGGCGGCGCAACTGCGTGGCGACCGTCGCCAGTCGTTCGAGTTCGGCGGCGTGGTCTGGGAGCGCTATCGCGGCAAGCATGACGGGGAGCCGTTCGTGGACGATGGCAGTGCCCAGCTGGTTCCGGAGGGCGTTCCGGACCTGTTCATCAGCGCCTTTGCACCGGCGGACTACATGGAGGTCGTCAACACCGAAGGCCTGCCGTACTACGCCAAGCTGGAGCGTCTGCCCTTCGACAAGGGCGTGGCGGGGGAAGCGCAATCGAACCCGCTGCACCTTTGCACCCGCCCGTTGGCAGTGCGCGAATTGATTCTCTGATCGTGGCAGGTTTCTCTGAACTGGTCGCCGACATGGACGAGATCATCGCCGACGTCCTCGGCGATGGTGAGTTTGGCTACCTGGACCGCGCCGGCCGGCAGGTCGGCAATGCTGCGGTGATCGTTGAGGAAGGCGTTGAGCGCATGGAGGCCGGCGCCCTGGATCGCTACCGGACCATAGCGTGCCGCAAGGCGTTCTTGCAGCCCCTTGATCGCAAAGGGGCGTTCCTCGATTCCGATGGTCAGGTCTGGCGCATCGACGGCATTCATGCCGACGACGGCGACTGGATCACTTTCTACGTGGTGCCCGAATGAGCGACGTGATCGATGTACAGACCGCGGTCATCGGCCAGTTGCTGGGCCTGCTCGCCACGGTTCCGGTGTTCGGCGATACCGTCCGCGAGGACTGGGTGGCCGGGGTGCTCGACGCCGAGGATAGCGACGAGCCGGAACGGCTGATCATCCTGCAGGAAGGGGACACCGTGGAGCGAGACCGGTCGCCGGGCAGTGTCGTGGAGGAGTGGACCGTGAACATCGTCCCGATGGCGCGCGGCAGGGACGCCGCCCAGGCATTGCGCGAGGCGCGCCTGGCGATCAAGCGGGTGCTCAAGGGCCACAAGGCCGGGCTGACGGTGCCCGGCCTTGTGCGTGTCGATTTTCCGGCATCCGCTGTGCGCCTGCCCGAGCCCGGCCGGCGCTGGGCCTATCGAGCCATCCCTCTGCAGGTCAGCTACTCGCAGCAGTTGTAACCCATCCACCAGGCCGCCTCCGGGCGGCCTCTTCATTTCCGGAGGGCTCCATGCCCGAGATCATCGTTACCAGGCCGTTCAACTACCGCGAGGGGCTCGACGCGACCCACTACCCGGCGTCGAAGGGCGCCATCAGCGTTACCGCCGCCGTAGCTGCCCATGCCCTGGGCAAGGGCTACGCCACCGAGGCCAAGGCCAAGGCGCCGCCGATTCCGGCAGCCTCCGCCGAACCGGCCGGTGGCGACCACAAGTAACCCACCCGAACCCATCAGGAGAGCCCCATGCTCCAGACCATCGACCGCTCGTTCATCGGCGAGGGCATCATCCATGCCCGCCTGTACGGGTCGCAGGAACCGTTCCTGCCGCTCGGCAACTGCGACACCTTCAACATCAGTTTCGCCACCGACCGCAAGACGCTGCCCAACTACATGGGCGGCGGCGGTAACAGCAACGTCCGCGAGCGCGTCACCGACGTGACGTCCTCCATCGGTATGTTCGACCTGACCGCCGAGAACGTCGCCCTGGTGACGCGCTCCACCATCCAGGTGGCGCCCACCGCCGCGATCACCGACGAGGCGCATACCTCGCAGGGGGTTGCGCTGGAGTTGATCCCGTTCAAGTACCTGCCGGACCTGACCAAGCCCGTGACGGTCAAGACCGCAGGGGACGTCGAGGTGGCCCCGGGCACGGACTACCTGCTGGTACCCCACGGCATCCAGGTGCTGAGCGGCGGCAAGATCGATGCAACCGGCATCAAGGTCAGCTACACACCGCGCCCGAGCCGGGTGGTGCATATGCTCAACGGCTCGCAGAAGGAACTGGAGCTGTTCATCGCTGGCCTGAACGACGCGCAGTCGGGCGAGCCGTTCGCGCTGCGTCCTCGCCGCGTCAAGTTCGGTCTCCTGCAGGAGCTGGCGGTGCTGGGCCAGGAATACGCCAAGCTCACCGGCCCGGCGGAGCTGCTCGCCGATTCGCGCGTGACCGCGACCGATATTTCCAAGTTCTGTCAGATGGATCTCGCGCAGGCGGCTTGACCGCCGTGCCAAGGATGGCTGTTGGACTTGGCGAGGTAAGCTGTCGGTATGGCTGCTCTGCTGCAGCCTTTACCTATCAATGGCTTGCTGAAACCGAGAGCTCCGTTCAGTGGAACTCCCGATTCAGTGTTCCCTACATGAGTCAGCTTGTGCTTGCCGCCGCTGCGTCAAGGATCAGTGCTACTACTTCGGAAGGACATGAGGCTAGCGAGGCGTGACTTGCATTAAGAGTAATGACCTGGCGTGCGTTCATGCGATCAGACATCATTTTCTGATTCTCTGGCGCGATCATACGATCCGCACTGGATATCTGATACCAACAAGGTTTGTGCCTCCATGCCGGTTCTGTGATTGTATGTCCAAAGGTCTCGGCCAATGGTGCCTTTTGTGTCACTGCCATCACCAGAGCTTCATCGCTGTTGAGATCTTGGCAGAAGCTTTCATGGAACTTGTCTGCCTTGAGCCAAAGATAGCCATCACTGTCAGACTCCAGATTGGGAGCGGCCAACGGTAGGTGCTGTTGAGTGATGCCTCCTGGGCTTTCTCCAGCGTCGGGAGCGAACGCAGCAATATAGACTAGAGCCGCGACGTTGGGTTGGTTGCCAACTTCGCTGATGACGGCGCCACCGTAGGAATGTCCGACCAGCACTACTGGACCATTGACTTGAGCCAGCATCTTGCGAGTCCGTTCAGCATCCTCAGCCAGAGACGTTAATGGTAGCTCCACTGCATGCACGTTATCGTAGCCGCAGCGTTTTAACCCTATGATTACCTGGGACCAATGGGCGGCTCCGCCCCAGAAACCATGTACCAAGACGATAGTAGGCTTACTCATAGCGAGACTCCTTGACCTCTACCGAGGTTCGGTCGTAAGCGGTTGCGTGCAACCGTAATAGTGCGGCTGTTGAGGTCTGAGCTGCTAGACAGCCCAGCTGTTTTCCCGTTGCTGTTAAAGTACGATGAACGGAAGAGAACTATAAATTCGTTCCGAGTCCTTCGGGTTAGCCTAAGGTCCAGATTACGATGCCGAAACGCCAGAATATCGTCCTCCCTGATGCGGATGCTTTCTTCGATATATTCGAGTCCACACGGGTAAAAAGCGGTAATGTTGTCACTCGGGCGCTGAGTGGAGGTGAGGTTTATGATGTTGCCTTTGCACCTGCAGGGTTTCATTTTGTCGAAGGCGAACACTGCTCGTTGCGTCTGGCGGGGGCGAACTCATCTACCGCTCTGAAGTCTGGTGATCTCATCATTCTGCCCCACGATAGGCCGCATCTACTCGAATGCTCTCTAGGCGACGCATGTATCACTACCGGAGAATTTCGGCTGGAAGGTCCAAGCGGAAAATTGCTTACGAACCTGTTGCCGGTGCAATTGCGGCTATCAGATGTGGATAAACCCCCTTTGGCGTTTCCAGATACGCCATTGGATTGGTTGTCTGTGACTCTTGCGGCCATTCGATTGGAAGCTGGCCAACCAACGTTGGGTAGCAGCGTCATGCTGTCGCGACTGATTGACCTGTTATTCGTTTGGGCGCTACGGCACTGGATAGCCACTTCAGCTGTTCAGGAATCGAGCTGGATGCGCGGTTTGAACGACGCTGTAGTGGGGCGCGCATTAATGCTTCTGCATGCGCATCCGGAACGTACGTGGAGCGTTGATCTCCTTGCTAGAAAAGTCAATCAATCACGATCTGGCTTTTCGCAGCGTTTCGCTTCTGTGATGGGTGAGTCCACCATGCGTTACTTAACCCGAACTCGTATGCACATAGCTGCTGATCTCCTAGAAACCACAGGCTTGCGTGTTTCACAAATTGCCAAGCGTGTCGGCTATGAGTCCGAGCCTGCTTTTAGTCGTGCCTTCCGGCGGCAGATGGGAATGGCTCCTGTGGATTTTCGTATGAGCTTCAAGGCGCAGCGTTCCGAAGTTTAGGAGCGAAAGAAGTAACAAATAATTTTTCCAACCCGCCATATGGCGGGTTTTTTATTGTCCGGAGATTCTTATGGCGAGCCCAATGCAGCGCCTGATCCAGTTCGTTCTTCGCGGCCGGGACGAACTGTCGCCCGCCGCCCAGCAGTCGACCGAGGCGCTGGAAGGGCTGCGCACCACGGCGGCGAACCTGAACCGGCAGTTGGACGATGCGAAGGGGGCTCGCGGCCTGGTGACCGCGCTCGGAACTACCGAGCGCGCCATTGCGCAGACGCAGACGTCGGTGCAGCGGGTGGACCGTACCATTGCGGACCTGCGCGAGGCGTTGGACCGCAACCCTGGGAGCCGGGGCCTGGCCGTGTCCCTGCAGATCGCGGAGCGGGACGCAGCGGGTCTGCGTCGGACCCTTGACCAACTGACCGCTCGGCACGCTGAGCAGCAACGTGCGGCGCGGGCGGCGGGCGTGGATACCGGGCAGCTTGCCAACGAGGAGCGGCGGCTGGCGTCGGTGGTCGACAACACCCGCGAGAGCATCGCGCAGAACAGCCGCGAGATCCGCGAGCTGGAACGTGCGCAGATGCGAGCGGCGCGGGAGGCGGCTGGCCACACCTCGCGCGTGACGGCGCTGCGCGAGGCCATGTCGTCCGGCGTTCGCCAGGCAGCCGCTTACGCCGCAGCCTTCGTCGGCATCCAGGCGGCGCTGAACCTGGTGCGCAGAGGAATCGGCCTGGTGCGTGATGGCATCGTCTCGATGCTGACCACCGGCGACCAGTTCGAGAACCTGCAGAACCGGCTTACGTCGCTGATGGGCTCGGTTGCCGAGGGGGAGCGGGCAACCGCCTGGATCAAGACCTTTGCCAAGGACACGCCGCTTCAGTTGGGCGACGTCACCGACGCCTTCGCGCTGCTGAAGGCCTACGGCCTGGACCCGATGGATGGGTCGCTGAAAGCGATCGAGGACCAGTCGGAGAAGCTGGGCGGCGGCATGGAGCGCCTGGAGGGCATCACGACGGCAGTCGGCCAGGCCTGGGCGAAGCAGAAGCTGCAGACCGAGGAGATCCTGCAACTGGTCGAGCGTGGAGTGCCGGTGTGGGACATGCTGGCCAAGGTCACCGGCAAGAATGCCGCGCAGCTGCAGGATCTGGCGAGCAAGGGCAAGCTTGGCCGGGACGTCATCAAGGCGCTGGTCGACGAAATGGGGCGCAGCTCCGAAGGGGCCGCTGCGAAGGCCATGAGCACCCTGACCGGTCTGGTCAGCAACCTCGGCGACACTGCGGCCGACTTTCTCAACCGCATTGCCAACGCTGGCGCGCTGGACCACGTCAAGAACAAGCTGAAGGAACTGGGCGATACCATCGCGCAGATGGACCAGGACGGGCGCCTCGACACGCTGGCCAAGGGGCTGTCGGATGCCTTCGTCCAGGGCTCGGAATGGGTCGAGCGCTTCATCAAGCGCCTGGCCGACGTCGATTTCGGCACCCTGATCGACAAGACCTCGGCCTGGCTTAGCAGCTTCAGCACCCAGCTGGACGACATGGCCTCGCGGGTGCAACTGTTCATCGCGCCGTTCCGGACGTTGTTCAACGGTGTCACCTCGGGCATCAGCGCTATCGCCCTCGCCTGGACCGGCACCCTGTCGCTGATGGTCGCCGGCATCGAGAAGGTGGCGGAGAAGATCCCGGCGGCGCTGGGCGGGGAGCGGATCCGCAGTTCCGTCGCCGGCGTCCACGACGTGCTCAGCAGCATGAGCGAGGGTTTCCGCCAGCAGATCCAGCAGGACGCGCAGGATATCGCGGATGCCTGGGACACCAGCACCACGGCTACCGCCTCCGCCGCGCAGCAGCAGAGCCAGGCGATCACCGACACCTTCACCGACCTGAAGGCGGGTGCGAAGAGCGCGGCCGCCGAGTCGGTGCAGGCGGTGACCAGCCTGCAGAATGCCCTGGACCAGATCAGCGCGGCCAAGACCACCGAGCAACTGACCGCCCTGCAGGGGGAAATGCTCAAGGCCTACCAGGCCGGCACGCTGAGCCAGCAGGAGTATGCGAACGGCGCCGGTGTCCTCAACGCGAAGCTGACCGAACTGAAGTCGACCGCCAGCGGCGCCGCCCTGGGGGTGTCTGACCTCAGTACCGGCCTGGAGAACTTGAAGCAGGTCCAGGACGCGATCAGCAGCGCGAAGACCACGGTCGATATCCAGAACATCCGGACGGCGCTGAGCCGGCTGTACAACGACGGCACGATCAGCGCGCGGGAGTTCAACCAGGAACAGACCAAGCTGTCCGCCAAGGTCAAGGAACTGAAGGCGTCCGGCGAGGAGGGCGCCAAGGGCATGCAGGCGGTCGCGGAGTCCTCGGACAAGGCGGCCAAATCGTTGTCGGAGCAGCGCAAGGCCATCGGCGAATCGATGGAGGCGACCCGCAAGGGGGTAGCGTCGACGAAGGACGACATGGGCGCCTTCGAAGGGTTCTTCGGTGGGGTGTTGAGCACCGCGCGGCAGGGCGTTGCGCAGTTGAGCCAGGAAGCGCTGAACGCCTTCGATGCGATGCGTGGGATCTCCACCGTCGATCTCAGCATCGACACCAGCAGCCTGGACGCCACGTCGCGCTCCCTGGCCAAGGTCAGTGAGCAACTGGCCCGGATCAAGGCCGAGTCGGGCGTGGGCATGAGCGGTTTCGGGCGCTGGGCGATGGATACCCAGCGAGCCAGCCTGGAGATCCAGGCGGCGTACCTGGAGCAGAAGCGCAGCCTGCAGAGCCTGATGGACGACTACGAGCGCGGGACCATGAAGCTGGGCGACTTCGTGTCGGCGGCCAAGGGTGCTCGAAACGGCCTCAGCCTGCTGAACGATTCGGACATGCGGCAACTGGAGAGCGCAATCGAGGCGGCCAATCAGAAGATCCAGCAGCTCAAGGAAGGCTCGAAGTCGACGCTGGTCAGCCTGCGCGAGGAACTGGCGGGGCTGCGCGGCGAGCAGGAAGCCGTGGATCGCAGCCGGTTCAACAGCCGCAAGGCCGAGTTGCAGCAGCAGTTGGCCGAGGCCCAGGGCAGCGGCGACATGAACGCGGTGCAGAACCTGATGACGGCGCTGGCCACCCTGCAGCAAATCCAGGCCGAGACGGACGCCAAGCGGCAGCGGGAGGAGCAGCAGAAGCGGGTGGACGAGCAGAACGCCGCCAAGGCCGCGGCGGCGCCGCCTGCCTCGTCGCCGGCGTCGAGTCCGCCGCCCCGGGTCGTTCGTTTCGAGACGCCGCGGGGAGCCGTTGACGTGGCGGTGGCCAGCGAACAGGACGAAACCAACCTGCTCGGCGTGCTCGAGCAGGCCAGCATGAGGACCGGCCGATGAGGCTCGATGCGGTGGAACTGGGCGACCAGTTCGAATGGGTGGACGAGTTCACCTGGGATGCGGTGGCACAAGAGCAGGAACGCTCCCTGACCGGCGCGCTGCTGGTGCAGGAAGGCACCAAGCTGCATGGCCGCCCGATCACACTGCGCTCCGGGGGAGGGGTATGGACGCCGCTATGGGTCGTGCGCCAACTGGAGGTGCTGCGCGACCAGCGCCTGCGGGTCATGCCGCTGGTGCTACCAGACGGCCGCGAATTCTCGGTGATCTTCAACCGCGCCGACGGGGCGCCGCTGGAAGCCGAACCGCTGTTCCGCGAGGTCAACCCCGGTCCGGACGCCGACTACCTGGTGACGTTGCGACTGCTCACCGTAGCGCCGCCCTCGGCACCGCCCACCCCCGACCCTTGATCCCACACCCCGCCTCGGCGGGGTTTTCTTTTCTGGCTGGAGTGTTCCATGACGATCACCGTCGATGATGTAAAGCTGCTGAAATCCCAGCGCCTCACCGATGAGGACGACGGCGGCGGCCGTGCCACCGGGCAGGCCGTGGTGGATCGCGAGATCAACAACCTGTTTCCCGATATCTCGCGCCTGGACCGGACCATCGGCCGGATCAACCTGCGCAAGGCCTTCGCCGGCATCAGCTCGAACAGCGCCGAGCCGTACCTGGGCGCTCATGCCATCGTCACGCGGGCGCCGGCAGATCCGCGCGTTTCGGTGCTGCTGTTCAACACCGGCAGCCAGACCGACGAGCGCCGCGACGCGCGCAACGCCATCGAGTCATTCGTGGTGCCGGCCGTGTCTGCCTCGTTCGAACTGCTGGGCAACCAGTTGCAGGGCCAGCGCGCCATCGCTTGCGTGCAGCGCGAAGAACAGCGGCTACCCGAGATTGGCGAGGTCTATCAGTTGGTGTTCGAGTCGCGCTCGCAGTATGTCCGCATCACCGACGTCGAGGCGCGGCTCGAACAGTTCGCCCACGACTACGGCAACGGCAACTTCGTGAACTTCACCCGGCGCCGGCTGGACCTGTCGATCAGCGCGCCACTGGGCGCGACCTTCCCCGGCGGCCAGGTGACTCCAGGCGGTACCACCAGCCCGAAAAGCCAGGTGCTCAGCACCCAGGTCGCCGATGCCGCGCGGTACTACGGCATCAGCCCCCTGGCCGAGGCTGTCAGCCGCGGCGCGCTGAGCCTGCGGGTCAAGTCGGTCTATTCCCAGCTGGTGCCCAGCACCACCCGAGAGAACGCGCTGGTCGACCAACTGGCCGGCTACCAGCGGCGCCTGTTCGCTGCGGCCGGGCCGGCGCGGACGGTCAACCTGAATGTCGCGAACATAGGCATCGGCAGGTCGCGGACGTTCCTCGGCACCGGCTGCGCGCCGGGTTCGCTGTCGCTGAGCGCCGGCGGCGGTGTGTTCGCCGACGACCGCAAGGGAGGCCTGCGCTACATCAGCGGTTCGAACTGGATTGCCAGCGGTACCGTCGACTACGAGAGCGGCGCAATCGAGATGGCGGCCTCCGGCAGCGGCTGGAGCGGGACAGCGAGCGCCACCTACCAGCCTGCCGCGGCGGCGACGGGCGAAGCGGTGACCGGGGAGATCCCTATCGAACTGGGCAACCGCGGCTTCGTCTACACCCTGTCGCTGTCCGAAGCGCCGCCCCAGCCGGGCACCCTGGTGGTCTCGTTCCTCGCCCTGGGCAAGTGGCAGGAGATCCGCGACCAGGGCAACGGCGAATTGGCCGGGGAAGGCACCGGCACGGTGGACTTCGCGACCGGCTCGGTATCCATCACCCTGAGCGCGCTGCCGGACGTGGGGAGTTCGCTGATCTACGCCTACGTCGGGCAGAACGATGCGGCGCTGACCCAGCGCACCGGCACCAGCGTGCAGGCGCGCGCGCGGATCAACCGGACGTTGCCGCACCAGGGGCTGTTGCCCGGCTCCTACAAGGCGACGTTCAAGGTCGGCGGGGTAGAGCGCACCGTGCTCGATAGCGGCAACGGCTCGCTCAGCGGTACCGGTGGCAGCGGCCAGATCAACTATGCCGACGGCAAGGTCAGCATGGAATTGAGCGCCACCCCGGATGCCGGGAGTGGGATCGTGCATACCTACCAGCAGGGCAGCGTGACCGACAGCCCGCTGGCGGTGACCTCCGACAGCACCGGCATGTGCATCGGCACTCTCCCCGGGGCGCCGCTCAAGGCGGGCAGCGTGCGCCTATCGTGGATCACCAAGCGTCGCCAGGCGGCACCGACCCTCGGTGCTGACATGGGCACCGGGGCGCTGCCGATCTTCGAATCGGAGATCACCGTGGACAACTCGGTGACCGACGACGCCGCCGGCGGCTGGGCCGGGCGCGCCGGGACGATCAACTACGAGACCGGCGAATTCAGCCTGAAGGTGGCCGGCAACTACGTGTTCAAGGAGTACACCTACTACACCGACACGGTCGACAACTTCGGCATGAAGAAGCTGCGCCTGGTGGCCACCGATACCACGTTGCTGGAGGGGTTCGGCGGCACGCTGAGCGTGCGCGCGCAGAGCCGCGGCGTCGAGTACGGCGAGCAGACCGATTCGCAGACCGTCGCTCCGGTGACCCTGGACCTGTTGCCTGGTGTGGCCGAGCCGATCCTGCCGGGCTCGCTGGTGTTCACCTGGGCCGGCGAGGTCTACGTCGACCGCTCCGGTGTGCTCTACAAGAACATCAACAGCAGCACCAACGCCGGCATCGCCGTCGGCTCGGTGGACTACGCCGGCCGTACCGCGACGCTGAATACCTATGGCTCGGGGGCGGCGCCGACGGTCACGCTGCTGGCCTGCCTGACCACCAACGCCGGCTTCAGCGTCACCAGCATGACCTTCCGCACGCCGGGGGCGCCGCTGCGTTCTGCGAGCCTGCAGGTGACGGCGGTTCGCCTGGATACCGCGCAGATCGTGACCACCACGGCGGACGCGAACGGTAAGCTCAATGGCGCGGTGATCAAGGGTAGCGTCGATATCGTGACCGGCATCGTCCGGCTGCGCTTCACCAGCAATCTGGAGGACACCACTGGGGCCAGCGATATCCCGGTGATTCCGCTGCTGCTGCGCTACAACGCGGTCGTCTTCACCTCGCTGCCGCTGGACGCCACCCTGCTGGGCCTGGACCCGGTGCGACTGCCGGCGGACGGGCGGGTGCCAGTGTTCCGCGAGGGTGACGTGATGGTGGTTGCCCATACCGCCGAGACCACGGTGCCGAGTCCTCAAGCTGGCGGCGTGCTGCAGCTCGGCCGCGACCAGCAGGCCGAGATCAAGGTGGTGGACGCCAACGCGGTGGAACTGGCCTCGGCGGGCTACAGCGTCGACCTGGAACGCGGCCGGGTGACATGGGCCAACCCGCTGGTCCTGCAGGATGCCGAGGGCAACCCGCTGACCCTGCCGCTGGTGGTGCGTGACCGGGTTGAGCACATGACCCTCTGCACCGAGGTCCAAGTGAACGGCGAGTTGGGAATCTCCTCGCCGCTGCCCTGGGATCTGCCGGCGGGCGAAACGCTGGCGTCCAGTGCGCTGAGCTGGGGCGACCTGCAGGCGCGGCTGCACCACTGGTTCACCCAGCGGACCTGGGATATCGGCTCGCCGAACTGGACCGACGAGCCGAAGGGCGACGGGACCACCGCCAACTACAACAGCCTCGCCTATCCGCCGCTGATCGCCAACCGCGGTGCGATCGATGCGAAGTGGGCGCTGGTGTTCAACTCCTCGACCAGTTTCAGCGTGGTGGAGGAGAAGCTGGGGGTCATCGCCAACGGCACTACCACCACCGACACGGCGCCGATCAACCCGGAGACGAACACGCCGTACTTCACCATCCGCAAGGAAGGCTGGGGCAGTGGCTGGGCGGCCGGCAACGCGGTGCGCTTCAACACCGACTCGTGTCTGGGGCCGATGTGGATCGTGCGGACGGTACTCAGCGGCAAGGGCACCGTCGAGGACGATGAATTCCACCTGCAGATCAGAGGAGACGCGGACTGATGACCGCTCGACAGTACAGCTATCGGGACGCCGGCGCACCGCCGGCGCTCTTCCCGTCGGCGGTGACGCCGTTCCAGAAGCTCAAGAGCTACCTGCGCGCGGCGCTGGTCGATGGCTACGGCAACAAGCCACCGGCAGGGTGGACCGTGGTAAGCGAGTTCGACACTGCCATCACCCTGGCTCCCGCGTCCAACTGTGCACAGATCACGTTCTGCCAGCACTTGCCAAGTAGTAGCGGTAGCAGCTACCGGGACTTCGTCGGGATCTTTGTACATGAGGGCATGCTGGATATCAGCACTCCGCTTCCAAAGGGGGTCAACACGCGATCACGTACGTGGTCGGCGGATACCAACCCCACCAGCAATGATGCCCATATCCTCTATCTGGGCTACATGTACTGGAACTACGCCACCTATTGGCAGATCTGCGCGGATGCCGAGACGTTTGTCTTTTGCATGCTGGCGGATAGGGGCTATGAGAATACGAGCGAGGACTACAGCCTCGGCCTCTATGTCGGGCAGTACGAGAGCTTTAGTGGCGCCTCTGGCGTCCAGGGATTCATCGCCGTCGGTGGCGCCCAGGGGTATCAGAGTTCAGCCAGCCGAAGTACCAACCGGTCCTTTGGGAGTGGGTTCAGTTCACTGCGTGACCAGCGCTCGGGGGAGATCATCCAGGGTGGCGGCGCCGCCCTGGGGGCGCTGATGGACCAGATGCAGTACCAGAGCATGTACTACGACAGGCCAGAGGGAGAGAATCCGCCCTATTGGCGTATGCAGCAGCCCTATGTGGCGAACGGCGCGAACTACGTCGGCCTCCTGAAGGGTGTGTGTTTCGACCCGATCCTGGGCCACTACCGGCATGGGCACCTGCTGGATCGGCTCGGCCTGCCCCTGGCCGCAACCTCGGTGGCGGAGGCGGTGCAGATGGATGGCAAGACCTATTACGTGGATATGGACCGTTGGGGGCTCTGGTTCCTGTCTGTCGATCCGGCGTGGTGGCCAGCATGAGCGGGCTGATGCTGCAGGTGGTGCCGCCGGTACAGGTCAGGCCCGGCACCTGGCTGCAGCGCTTCGGCATTGGGCCGAAGTCGCTGCGCCCGCCTGTGGAGGTCGCCTGGTCGGGGGCCAGGCAGGCGATCTACCAGACCCTCGCCGTGAAGGTCACCCGTGAAGGGGAGGAGACCTCGGCGCGCAAGATCGCCACGCTGTATCGCGGGGCGGTTGTCACCGCGACTGCAATGACGGCGTCTTTCCAGGTCTACGAGGGCGAGACGGTGCAGCGCTTCGAGGCATCGGGCCTGCGCGGACAGTTCGTGATCCAGGTCACCGACGAAGGCGACCCGCGCCTGGGGATCATTCGCTGGCCGGTCCTCGATGCCGATACGCGCCTGCTGTCCTATGACCTGACCGAAGGCTCGGGCGGTCGAGATCCGACCGACCCAGCGAAGGTGCGGGCGGCCGTCACGGTCGACGGCGGTGCTGCGGCGCGCCAGGTGGTGGTCATCGAGCGCAAGCTCGATGGCGAATGGCGGGTGGCCGGCGTGGGGCAGACGGCCGAGTCCGGGCGCGCCGAGATCGCCCTGGAGGTGACGGCCGGCGGGACCACTTACGCGATGGGGCTGGATGACTGGGGCGCGGTGTTCGAGCCGCGTCTCGCCGTCAGCCTGGGCCAGCGCGTGCGTCCGACGATCTTCTCTGGCTGGCTCTACGAGGTGACCGAGGCCGGGGTACTGCCGGCGGCTGAGCCGGAGTGGTGGCCGATTGAGGGCGACAACCCCAGCCGCCAGGTCGGCACGGCCCGTCTGCAGGCGACGCGTTACTACCGCCCGCTCAGCCACGGGCCCTTTCCTGTCGAGGCTCTATGATCAATGCGAGTTTCGGCGCCCCCTGGCAGAGGGCGGCGCCGCTTTCCGTGCGCGCCGTCCCGCTGCGCTGGCAGCGCCTGGTGCTTGCCGATGCGCGTAGCGGCGGGCTGTGGGGCTCCGGCCGGCCCCTGGCACGGCGTTGCGCCAGTGGCTGGTCCGGTGTACCGGTGCGTGATGCGGGCTGGGGGAGTGGCTGGGAGCACGCCGAGCAGCGCAACGCGGCAGCCCGCAGCGCTTGGGACAGCACCCGGATGCTGGACGTGGAGAGAGAGCTAGGCTGGGATCGGACGCTGCGTCCGCGTGATCGGCGCCTGTCGCTGATCTACAACCCGCGCCCCGCGGCCAAGGACGCCGGCCGTCCACCCGGCTGGCGGCGCTCGGCCGAGTTCGACCGCTTCCGCGATGCGCTCTCGGAGAGGCGTGCCAGTCTCTACATCCCGACCGGCCTGCTCGACTTCAATTTCGGCCCGACCCGCTACACCCCAGCGAACACGCCCGACGTGTTCTTCGACTTCCGCTACGTGGCGCCGGTCCGTGGTGTCCGTCCGGTGGACGCCGGGGCGCGCAGCAGCTACGGCAGCCCGGCCCGCTTCGATGCGTTGCGGCGGATTCCCTGGGCATGGGGGCGGCCGACCGATCCGGTGCCGACGGGCATTGTCTACCCCGACTATCCGGGGCCGGTGGTACCGATAGATCCACCCACCGAGCCCGAGATACTGGAGACCTACATGATAGGAAACACGGTCACCCTGGTGGTGCTGCCGAGTCGCACGCCGCTGGATGCGACCAGCATTCGCATCGGCCTGGATATCGACTCGTTCGCCTGGTCGTTCTCGGCTGACCTGTTCGGTCGCACCTCGCTGGACCTGGCGGCGCCGGATGCCAACGGGCCGAAGACGGTAGAACTGGAGATCAACGGCTGGACCTGGCGGTTTCTGGTCGAGCGTTACAGCGGCAGCGGCAAGCATCCGAGTGAGCGCTACACCATCAGCGGCGCGAGCCGCACCCAACTGCTTGACGCGCCCTATGCGCCGAAGCGCAGCGCGGTGAACACGGCGCCGCTGAACGCACGGCAGGTTGTCGACGACCAGTTGCAGTACACCGGCTTTTCAGTGTCCTGGGACGTCGAGAACATGGGGCCGCCGGACTGGACGCTGCCGGCCGGCGCCTTCAGCTATCAGGATCAGACGCCGATGCAGGTCATCGTCAAGCTGGCCGAGGTCGCCGGCGGCATCGTCCGTCCGGGCCTGATGGACGACTCGGTGACGATCCTGCCGCGGTATCGTGAGGCGACCTGGTACTGGGACACCGCAATTCCCGACCGGATCATCCCGGCCGCCATCGTCGCCGAGTGGGGCAGCGAGTGGAGTCCCCAGCCGGCATGGAATTTCGTCTACGTCAGCGGTACCAGCTACGGCGTCAGCGTGCAGGTGCGGCGCGCCGGTACCGCCGGCGAGGAGTCGGCGCCTGATGTTATGGAGGACTGGATGACCGGCACCGAGGTGGCACGCTCGCGCGGGATCTGCGAGTTGTCCAAGGGCGGCAACCAGGCGATCGAGACGCGGCGTATCCCGCTGTTCCAGAAGGATGATGGGGTACCGGGCCTGGTGCAGCCGGGAATGCTGGTCGAGGTGAGGGACGAACAGGCGACCTGGCGCGGGCTCTGCCTGGCCACCGATATCTCGGCCGAGGGGGTAGGGGCTAGCCGCGTGTGGCAGACCCTGCGCATCGAGCGCCACTACCCGGGAGGCTCCTGATGGCGACGGTCAACCCCTGGCGTCGGTTCATCGGGCTCTTACCGGGCGGCGCGCGCACGGTGGGGGAGGTGATCGACGTCGACGAGGGCGCCGGCACCTGCCGCGTCCGCCTGCGAAACAACGTCGTGATCGCGGCCCGGGGCACGGCGGTGCCGGCCGGGCAGATGGCGTTCATCAGCGATGGCCTGGTGACCGGGCCGGCGCCGCAGCTCCCCCAGTTCGATATCGAGGTTTGACTGAGCCGATCCGACCAGCATGCCGTCCAGGCACTGCAGGCGGTCGGACCCGCGTTTCAAGGTGAGCGGATCGCGTGCGGAGATCCACCAGCCATCGCGCAAGAGCTGATCAACATGGGCGCGCAGCCCGGGGAACATCCGTTTATTCATCGTGGTTCGCCTCCTACCTGGCAGGCGAACGATAGCAAACCGGAACCCCTTCACGCCTACCGATAGCAGAGCATTAACGTTACTGGAGAGTACCGATGCTGATTACCGAGCAGCAGCTGCTGCAGATATTTCCGAACGCCGGCCATCGCGCCGGCGTTTTTGTTGGTGCGCTGAACCGCGGGATGACTCGCTTCGGTATCACGTCGCCGGTGCGTGCGGCGGCGTTCCTCGCTCAGGTCGGCCACGAAAGCAGCCAGTTGACCCGGCTGGTGGAGAACCTCAACTACAGCGCCCAAGGCTTGGCGGCGACCTGGCCGAGCCGCTATCGCGGCGCCGACGGCAAGCCGAACGCTCTGGCTCTGAACCTGGCGCGGCATCCGCAGGCTATCGCGAACAACACCTATGCCTCGCGCAATGGCAACGGAGACGAGGCGTCCGGCGACGGCTGGCGGTACCGCGGGCGCGGACTGCTACAGATCACCGGCCGGTCGAACTACCGCGCTGCCGGCGCCGGGCTGGGCCAGCCGCTGGAAGCGGAGCCGGAACTGCTTGAGCAACCGGCCTGGGCGGCGCTGTCCGCAGCCTGGTGGTGGTCGACGCACGGCCTGAACGACCTGGCCGACCGCGGCGAGTTCGCCGCCATCACCCGCCGGATCAACGGCGGGCTCAACGGCCACGCCGAACGCCTGGCGCTGTGGGAGCGGGCGAAGAGGGTGCTGTCGTGATCTCGTCCCGTGTTGTCTCGGTCGCGCTGGGCTGCCTGCTACTGGTCGGCCTCGGCGCCGCCGGCGGTGTCTGGCTCGGCGCGCGGCACTACCGGCCGCAGCTCGATGCTGCGCGGTCGGATCTAGTTGCCTGCCATGCCGCCCTGGGAGAGTTGGAGGCCACGGTAGCGGAGCAGGTCCGGCAGGTTGCCGCGTTGCGCCTGGCCGGCGAACAGCGGGCCCGGGATGCAGCCCAGGCGGTGGAGCGGGGGCGGCAGCAGGCCGCGGAGCAGTATGCCGCGGCACAGCGCCTGTTGCGTGAGCGCTCCGCTGGTGATCAGTGCCTGGCAGCCGAAGTGGTCATCGATCAGGAGTTGGGGCTATGAGGGTGGTGCTGATGCTGGTGATGGTTGCCCTGGCGGGATGCGCCGGCCGGCAGGAAGCCGAGCCGCGCACGGTGCGCGTAGAGGTGCCGGTGGCGGTGCCATGCCGGGTGCCGGCGGTGGAGGTGCCTGCATGGGCCACGTCTGGGCTGAGGAAAAGCGATGACCTGCAAACGAAGGTGCGAACGTTGTTGGCCGAGCGCCGGCAGCGGATCGGTTACGAAAAGAAGCTGGAAGCGGCAGTGCAAGCGTGTAGGTAGAAAAGCTTCTAGTCGAGGCAGTGAGGGTAAAGCCGAGGTCCTGCTGTTCGATCCGCGGCAGCCAGGTGAGTTCACTAGTGACTTGTTCGCCACGGTGCAACTGGAGCACGGCCACGGCGGTGATGGATGCGATCAATGTGAAGTGGGGGAGGCTGCTAGGCCGGTTGGGTGAGGTGCCGGCGGGGCCGAACCTGGGGGCGCCGGGAGCTGAGGAGCCAAAGCTAGGCTAGTCAGCTTTCTCAGATATGGGTGATTTCTTTCTTAATCTGACTCGGATTGTTGCGGAGCGACAATCTTGACGGTGGGAACCTCAATCATGGGCAGCATGATCGGTTCGAACCCAATTCGATGAGACAGCGTGTAAGCATTTTCACGAATATAGGGAATCAGTACCACCGGCGCGTTATTTGTTGCCCAGTCGTCGAGGAACTTCATTGGGAATACTTTGGCATCCACCTTGAACTGACCGGTAACAACAATTTTCATGCTGAAAGGACGGTCGACTTCGTCAGTTGAAGGCTTGATTTCGAATTCCACCTTAACGGAGATAGTCGATTTCTCTTCGTTGTATTCAGAGCTGTACAGGCTGTACTCGAAGTCGCGAGGGTAGTCTTTGTCCTCGAACGCAACGCGGTCATGGACGACAGCGTGAACTTCATCGACAAAGATGTTGGCGAGCTGTATGGGGTAAAGTTTCATTTCAGGCAGCATACGCGTAGGAGGGCGGGCACGGCTCCGGCGTCTCGGTGAGCTTGCGGAGCGCCTTACCGCATGCGGAAAGGGCGGCATGAATGCCGCCCTCCATCGCTCCGGAAACTTCCCTGTGGTAGTCAACGTGATAGTCGAACTTGAAGCTGATCGTATACTGCTGTTTAAGCAGAGAACGTTCAGCAGGAGCTTCCTCCAATTCATGAGAATGAATCAGGGTGTCAAGTTGGCTACAAGCTGACAGGAACTCCACAGTGGTGCTGTCCTGATTGGCTAGGCTTCGTTCCAGCAGTTGATCGAAAGACATTGCGCGAAGACGCTCAATGGCGATTCTTCTAGCTTCCTTCATTCTTTCAGTGGACTTAAGTGCCATGGCTCATACCCCATCTATTGGGACGACGCGCATATCAAGAATGCATGTCGTATCCCTAACCGAGAAGCAACTCGCATTGCCCACGATAGCGGCAAGCTTGTCCCTCACTGGAGGGTGCTGGTTCTTAAATACCAGCTTCACCTTGATACCCTCCAGAGCTGCTTCATATAGCTGTATGTATTCGTCTACGATCCCATACAGCAGTTTTTCAATCTTATCAAACTGACCTTTCGTCAGCTTGAAGATGTCGTCCAGATCAAAATACTTCACCGCGAACTGGACGAGTTCTTGGCGCAGGTTGAGGTGGTGCTCCGGATCGTCGAGATTGAGAATCTCTTCATCCTCCACCTCCACATTCACCTGCACTACCGCTACTCGTTGGTCGTCTTGCCCGGCGTAGGCGTTGAAACGATCACGCGAGTTTTCCGCCCAGCAAATTGCTAGGTGTGTCGAGAGGGCAAGGTGGTCGTTTTCAAGTGCAGTCCAAAAATAAGCGCCGTGACCAATCCTGCCCGGATTGGTTCGGAAGCCCTCTAGCTCAATGCGCTGAGCTATGGACATGCACGTGCCATGAGATCCCATGTACGCCTGCACCGTTTACTTCCCTCGTCTTCCTATCAGAGTAGGCGCTATTCAAAAGGTTTCCGTTTTCGGACGTAAACCTTGAGCCCATAGAGGGGTGCAAGACCCCTCCTAGACGTAGCAAATTAAACCGTAGGAGGTGGCCCTCAGCAACGCGAGTTGATCGAAGTTGTGGATAAATATTCCCGCTCGGGAAAATTTGAGCCGCAACCTCAGGGGGTTGCGAATTTTATCAACAGGATCGTTTGTTTGCCGAATTTGTTGATAAGTCTGTGGATAATAATGTGGGCAAATGGAAAAGCTAAAGCAGCGCTTGGGTTTTTAGAGGTTTGGCTGTTTTTTGATCAGTCGGTTTCAATGAGATCAGTTATCGCTTTGGGGCAAGCGAAGCGGCGTGTGGGGAGACTGTCGCAGCCGACCGGTCGGGGTGAAAGCTAGGATGGCCACCGCCATGGCCGGAAGTCATTGGGGATCTGCTCGACAAGCAGCAGCGGGCCGCCGGCGTCGAGTTCGATTACTAGGCCGCGCACAATACCGGCGCGCTCAAGCGCCTGGCCCAGGCGCAGATAGACCTGCCCATCCAGCGGATCTCGGCTGATGCAGCCCAGGCGCTGTCGCTCGGGTGCGGGCCCGTGGTAGATGCCCTCGTCGTCCACGCTCCCGACGACGACGCCGGCGTCGAGCACGTTGTAGCAACAATCGGCGCAGTAGTGCGTCTCGCGCGTGATGCCGTGCTCGATCGCCCATGAGTACATGCCGAGGGCGTCGGTGACCATATCGTGCCGGTCCTGCAGGTCCACGATTCCGCACTGGTAGAGTTCGTTGGCCTCGCCCACCAGGTACACGTACTGCTCATCCGCGACGTACAGCCAGGCAGCATGCTGCCGCAT